AAAACAGAAAAAACCAAAGGAACATATGAATATAAATTTGAATATAATATTGAATTATCTTCTGATTCAAAATATAATGATATAATAGATAATAAAGAAAACTATATTTTTGATTATTATGATGATTTATTAACGAATAATATGGAGTTTATTAATGTTAAAAATATTACACTAGATGATGAAAATGAAATTAATAAATATATGATTGAACAAACTAAAAATATGGAAAAATTAGTAGGATGTTTAAATAATACAGAATATAATACGAATTATTATAAACAATTAATAGGAATAAATAAATATAGTGAAAGTAGTGAATATAATAATCCTAATAATAATCTTAATAATAATAAATGTGAAGAAAACATAGAAGGTTCTTTGAATATAAAAATTAAAAACTTAAAAAATATTAAACAGGAAAAGGAAGATATTACTAAATCATTATTAGTAAAGATTAATAATTATAAAAATCAAGCAATTCTAACTATAGAACAAACTATTATACCTATACAGAGAGAATTATATAATATAATTTATGAAATATATAATAAAGATATAGAAATAGAAGAATTGAATTACAAAATACAAAATAAAATACAATTTTCTTTTAATATTTCTAGAAATATTACATATTTAGAATATTTAAAAAAAGAAAATGAAAATGCAAACAAAAATATTAAAGAATTAACTACTAAAATGAACTCAAGAAGAAGAAATGATTATATTGATTTACTTAAAGTTAATGAATATATTCTAAAAATAAATAAAAATATTATTAATATTAATTTATATTTAGAAAAAACTAAAAATATTAAAGAACAATTTAATTCAAATATTGTTACTATAAACGGATTAAATAATATTTACAACGTATTTAATACTAAGATAGACGGTTACTTTGAGAATATTAAGAAATTATCTAAAATTATAAGAGATAAAGTTAATACAAAAGATAAAATTAATAATGAAATAAAGTTAAATGATGAAGTTAATAAATATTATGATAAAATAATTACAATCCTTATAAATAAACAAATATCTAATAATGATTATACTTATAGTGATGAATATAGGGATCTTCCTGATAATAATTATATGAAAATTTTTGGGGAATTAGTATTATTTTTAAATAAAAAGAAAATGGAATTAAATACTAAACTACAAACAATAGATGAAAAACTTTTAAATACTAAAAGGAAATTAAAAAAAAATAATTTTAAACAAGTTGATTATAAAGTAAATTATCCACAAACCGTATCTCTAGAAATTGATTTAGTTAGCACTTATGAAAAAATTGATGAACTAAAACAAAAAATTAAAAATGACTATATATTAAAAAAGGCACAAAATAAGTTAGAAGAAATTAATAACTTAAACCTACAAATTAAAGAAGAAAATGTAAATACATATAATGTATTAGAACCATTTGTTTCTAGTAATGACAATAATTTGAAAAAGAGATTTAACACAATACAATCTCATACAAACGGATATTTAAGTGTTTTACCAAATAATTATAGTAATGAATATAAAATTAATATTAACGGTAAATGTTTATCTTCTTATAGTAGTAATGATTATAATATACAAAATTGTGATAATAAACAATCACAATATTTTGAACCCAGATTAATAAATTCTAAATTAGATTCTGAAAGTATAAATAAAGATAGGGTAAATGATAGTGGTGTAGAATATCCATATTATCAAATGGTTTCCAGTTTATCCAGAGATTGTTTAACAAAAGAAGGAGATAATGTTAGTATAACACCTTGTACATCTAATAATAAAAATCAAAGGTGGAATTTAATTGAAAATGAAGTAAAATGTTTAGATAATTAATTTTTAGTTGTGTTTAATTATAAAATCAATATTTAATTTTTAATTTTTAATATTTCAATATTTATATTATAAATATTATATTAGTATATATTAAAATATACTAATATAATTAGTTTAAAAAATTTTATAAAAATGACTAAAAAAACAACTAAAAAAACAACTAAAAAAACGAATAATGATAATAATAACGAAATATATAATTACATATGTATGGGGATTATTATTAGTATTATTATTTATTTTATTTATAAAGAACAAGTAAGTAAAACTGAAGGATTTAGTACATATCAAACCGAACATAAAGAATTTATAGTGGATTATAATGATTTAATTAATCAATTTAAGGAAGTACTTCCTAAAATAAACTTAAATTTAGATAATGAACAAGACTACTATAATTTTTTTAAATTTTACAATAGATATAAAGAAGACCATAATGCTTTAAAATCTAAAAAAGAAAGTGTAATTAAATTAATAACAGAACCATTAACAAAGCTGCAGTTTGAACCTATTTTAGATTTATATTTAAAGAATGTAGAAAATTTTCACAACTGGATTGAATTTAATATAATCGGTAAACTAGATGAAAAAAAATCATTTAATAAAATGACTGTTAATGACGATGATTATATTAGATTCAATTTAACAGTTCCTGCGAAAATGCATTTAAAAGATAATCCATCTATATTTTATGTTTATTTAAGATATGGTATTAGTAATATATATGGTCCAATTATATTAATATCTGATAATAAATATAAACTACTTGATATTAACTCAACATCAAAAAATTATTCAAATTTGGAACCTATTAAAATTAAAATAGAAGATATTGCTAATGAATTATTTAAAATGGATGGTGATAATATTAAAAACATAACTTCAGGAAAAGACTCTGATAAAATACATTTATATGGTATAGACCAGAATAACATTAACAATATTTTTAATAAAAAAATAGGGACTAACCATACATCATTTGAAGGACATAAAAACTTGTGTGTAAAATTAAACATTTTAAAAGAAAATAAAATAACCGAGTATAAAAAGGACTTAAATACAAGTAAACAACAATATTATGAAAAAGAATTAACGTCTTTAAACAATAAATATAATAAACTTACAATATATGGAATAGGAAATGGTGAAAGAGATAAGAACAATTTTGATAATAGTTCAAGTTTTTATAAAGAATTAGGTGAAGATGTATTATATATTAATGTAAACGATTATTATGATAATAAATTAAGTAAATCAACCATCGACGGTTATACTATTAAAGATTTACAAGAAAAACACAAAGAATTAAAAACGAATGAGGAAAATTGCAGTATAGTTTTTAAAACATATAATAATAAATTAGATAAAATAATAGATAAATTTGGAAGAAGAAAAAATAATATAACTAAGGATCAATATAAACCTTTTGATAAAAACGCAATACGTATACTAGGTAATAATACCTCTCATTTTTCAGATGGTATAATTGATGTAGGAGTATTTGAATTTAATCGAGACTAAAGTGTTTATTTGTTTGATTGTAAGATATTGCTAGTGCTTGTTTTTGAGATTTATATTTTCCTTTTTTGTAAAGATAAATATTATATTTAATTTGCGTTTGTAAATATTTTTTATATTTTTTTGTTTTATTTGATTTATATTTTTTACTTGATATTATTTTTTTTGTGTGTTTCCTCTTTGTGTTTTTTTTTTTTGTGGATTTTATAAAAGGGGTTTTAATATTATTTTTCTTCATTTTATAATATAAACTATAATAATATTAAAAATGATCAACAAAAATAAAAAATATAATTTAATTTAATCAAAATGCTTACAATGACGGACTGGATAATCAACCATATGACATGATGGCCAATTATATGGTTTTCTATATCTATCACTTCTATAAAATTTTAATCCATTTGGTGTATTAACACAAGATTTAATATTTCCCAAAGGTTGTTCTTGATAATTAACAAGTGGTTCTTTATTATATTTAATCATATATATGAATACTATTAATACCAAAATTATAATTAATAAACAATTATTATCTATCTTAAATTTACTCATTTTAATAATAAAATTTTTATTATTTTATTATTAAGATAGATATTTTTTTAAGATAGATATTTTTTAAGTATTAGTAATGTAATAATTATATTTCCTAAATTATTTATCAAAGACAAAGATATGGATTTACATATGAAAATAATGATTTATAGTCATTTAGTTTTTTATTAACAATTTTAATATTAACTTTATCTTTTGTATCACTAATATATTTTTTTAATTGGGATATAAATAGTGTTTTATCTGTATCAATATTCCTATAAATTAAATTACAATCACTATAATTAATAATATCTAAATCAGGATTAATATCTATTTGTTTAGTAAAAATATTATACGCAATTTCATAATTATATTTAGAATAATTAATTAATAATAGTATTTCAATCATATCATATCCTTCTATTAATAAATCATAAATATTTGTAAACATATATTTGAAATCTTCTATGTTACCCCCTCCGATTTTATTTGAATAATCAGTCCCATTCATAATAATTAAATAAATAAATTTTTCATAATTTAAGTTTATTTTAGAAAAGATTTCATCTAGTTTAATTATATCTACTGTTTTATTTTTAATATCTAAATTTCTTAAAATACATTTGCAATTAAAAGATATTAAATCATAATCGTCACTTAAACATGCATCCGCATATTTCATACCAACTAGTCTGGAACATACAAGATCTGCCTCATAATTTTCCATATGAACATATGGGATTTTTAAATAAGTAAACAGATTTTTTAATAATATAATATGTTCCCTTTTTATTGAAAATGTTCTTTTTTTATATTTTCTAATATTATCGGTTGTTTCTAATATTCTAGTTTTAATTTCTGTTGCTTCAATTTTTGAAGTAGATTTTAAAGAAAGTTTATCTTTAAAATTACTTAAATCTGATTCATAATTTTTAACTAACATCTTATTTTTATTCCGACGTTTCTTTCTTTCATCCAAAATGAATTTTTTTTCTTTAGGTGGTCTTCCATCAAAAACAAATATAAGGATAATTCCATGACTATTAAAAGTTTTTATTAGATCAATGATACCACCACATAAATTATAAGGACCCAATTTATGTATTAATGGACTGAGATCTACTGTTATTTTTTTAATACCAGAATTATTTAAATCATATATAGATGTTTTTGTCCTATTTTCTTTTAATAAATCACAAGCAACCATTGTATTTAATATATTGCCTCTTCCCATGATTATATTTTTATATGGAATTTAAATTTTGTTATGTTTTCAAAAATATTTTATAGTTTCCATTATTATAATAAATAATTCAATTTTTTAAATTTATTTTATTAAAAGTATTTATTTAAAAATGTTAAAAAATGTTAAAAAGTAAATTAATATAAATGTTTAAACATAAATACCTTTTTGAGTAGCATTAAGTCCCCTCCACATTTCGCCTAATTTAGTATTAATTTCTTTAAGAGCTAATTTTGGATGTTCTTTTTTGATAAGAGGTCGTGTTTTTTTTTGAAATACATTATAGTTCCCAGTTGATGGTGTTGATGGTGTTGATGTTGTTGATGGTTTAGTATTATTGGTCTTAATTGTTTTAGAAGATTTAGAAGATTTAGAAGATTTTTTAAGAGTTGTTTTTTCTGGAGATTCAATTTCTGTTGAACTTTGTTCAATAGTAGATGTTTCATTATCAATGTTTTCTAACATTTCAGTCTTTTCCTTTTCATAACGTTTCTTATCTGTATTCTCCATATTTTTGTAGGTTTTCCTTTCTTTATCAGAAAGACCTTTCCATGCAACAGAAACTAATTTAGAAAGTTCTCCAAAAGATGCCTTAGGATTTTTTTCAGCAATCTTTACTCGTTGGTATTTAGTGAAAAAACTAAAAGATGTTCGAGGTTTTTTAATACTAGAAAGAGGGTTATTTGCCTTCTTGAGTTTCTTAAATCTTTTTTGAAGTTGGACGATAGTGTTGGTTGAAATGACTGACCATGCTTCTTCAGAATTAAAATTATATTTCTCGGATAAACTGGAAATAATTTTTTGTGCAAGAGTGAAAGCACATTCACTTTTACGAATAAGAGATGAACAAGTCATAATTAGAATTTATTAGAAGTGATAGTAATAAGCGAGTATAAATAATTTTATACTTATTATAAGTAAAAAAACCCTTATATTATTTTTTTGTATTATAATTTTATTTATTTTAATATAATATTATTTATTTACCATTGATTTAATGTATTTTATAATATATATATATATATTAAATTATATTATTATTATCTATATAATTAATATTCATTTAATTTTTATCTTTTAATATTATATAATTTAGTATTTTTAGTTTATAATTTTATATTAAAAAAAACATAAAAAATGAAAATAATCAAACATACTCATTTAATATTATTAATATTTGTATTTACATTATTTATAATGTGTTGTAACTTATTTGAATCTTATAAAGTAAAAGACAGTAGAATAAATGAATATTAATTATATAGATAATAATAATATAATTTAATATTTATTAATTAATAAAATATTTTTATTTATTATATTATAATTATATATAATAGTAAATTAAATATGTTACAAAATATAGAAAATATAATAGTTATTTTATTAGTAATTGGTTTATCATATTTATTTCGACAAAATAGTAATGATACATTTAATACACAAATGTTATTTATTCTTTTAGCGTTGGGGTGTATTATTTTTTATAAAATAATATATTGTCAAAATTGTATTAATAATAAAGAAATGTTTGTAGTTGATAGAGAACCATTCCAAAATAATTTAAATAGTGTTTTAAATACTTTTAGTAATAGTTCAGTAGAAGTTAGTAATAAAGAAGATTATGAAGAAAATAAAGAAAAAATAATTACTTTAGAGACAATGTTTAGAGATCTACAAAATAAATATAATGATTTAGAAAAGCAACAAGAACTTACTGGAGATAATAGTATTTCAGAATCAGATAGGTCATCATTAACTAATAATGAACTTAATAGATTGGAAACACAAATAAATGAATTAACTGAAAAAGTATCTAATCGTAATAAAAGAGATTACAAAAAAATACCAGTTTATAATTCTTGTATTATAGAAGAAGCAAATGGAGATAAAACTAAAGATTGGGGACCTAATCATACACATCCTACCGAAGAATTAACCGATGAAGATAAAGAAAATATAGAAGAGAATTCTAAATTTTTAGAAGATAAAACAGAATTATTAAAAAAATATGAAACATTAATAGAAAAACTTAAACCAGGTATTTCAAAAATTTTTGATGGGACTGCTAATATAGAATTCAATTAAATTTTATAATAACATTTTATTTAGTTTTAATTTTTTTATTATATATAATTATAATATAATAATATATAATAATATATAATAATATATAATAATATATAATAATATATAATAATATATAATAATATTAATTATACAAAATGTACAGAAGAAATTATGGAGCACCAATCAGTAACGATACTAAAGTATATACTTCTACTATTCCATCTACGATTGAAGGATTGAAAATTTACAATGAAACACAATTAAATGACGGTGCTGTATTGATAGAATTCGTTATTAAATCAACATCTTCAACCAATTCATTATATTTTAATAATAGAAGAACAAAATATACACAACAAACAGCAATACCATCATCAACACCAACAGCAATACCACAAACACAAATACAACAACAATCAAAACCACAATTTACAGAAGGACCAATGTACGTAGCACAAGGAGAAGCAACAGTGGTCGTAGCACAAGGAGAATCAACTATCGATGCTGCTGATGCCTCCTCAGCAACCTTGGCATCTGCAAAGGCAGCCGCAGACGCAAAGGCAGTCACAGACGCAAAGGCAGCCACAGACGCAAAGGCAGCCGCAGACGCAAAGGCAGCCACAGACGCAAAGGCAG